AATTGATTTAATTGGAGACGAAGAACTTTGGGAACTAGCTAATAAAATTTGCTCAGTCCCGGACGACCTTATTCAAGAAGTTGCGCTTGTGTTGATGGAATTACCTCAAGAGAAGTGGCAACAAATTAACGAGGGCGGTTATCTTCGGTTTTATGTGGTTCGAACGATGCTAAACATGGCAACATCTCCGCGCTCCAGCTTCTCCAAGTTATACAACCTTTACAATTACGAGCAGATAGATTACGACCGTGAAGATTACGACCAAGAGAAAGAGGACGACCTCCAGCTTTTGGAAACCTTGATGAACGAACTGCATTGGTATGATAAAAAAATACTTGAGATGTGGCTCGAAGAAGGAAGCTATCGAAAGGTTGCGGCAAAAGTAGACATACCTTTCAAGTCAATAGGCAACTCAGTTAAACGCGCACTAACAACACTTAAACACAATTATTATGGAATACATTTGGAACGCCTTGTCAGGGGCAACATTGGCTTACATTTGGATAGACGTGATAGGGCTGGACATTCTAATAAAGAAGTGGGTTAATATTCACGACCTAACGAGAATTAAGCCTTTCGATTGTCGGCTCTGTTTGTCGTTTTGGTTTGGCGTTATGTTTGGAGCGGTTGACACGTTAACGGCTTTACAGACTGGACTTATTGCGGTATTGGTTGAAAGGTTAATGTATCGCCTTGAGATATGAGTAAGATTGTAAAACTAAACGGACACAAGCTAAAAGCTGACAAGATAGCGCGGAAGATTGACTCAATAGTGAGGTCTATTGAACGACTTGAAAAAATAAAGAGATGCTCATAACATTGATACTTTTAATCGTGATTGCTTACCCGGCATTCCGTTACGTTAAAGAAAGAAGATAATGCACAAAAAAGACGTTTTGCTATTTATTAAAGAACGGCACGAGGCACTAACCAAAATGAAGGCTTCACAATTTGCTGGAAGAATAACACGAGAAGAACAGAAACTATACCAAGAGGCTTGGTCTTACATCGACCCGAAGGCGAAGGTTTGCTTCTCTTGTGGAAGGAGTCCTCAGATTATGAGCGTGGCTCTTTTGAACTATTACGAAACGAACAAACCAAAGCGAAGAAAGAAGAAATGAAACAGAACGACCAGCATGAGAACTATGGGTTATACATAACCCAAAACACTTACACGATGAAGTTCTATTGCTTCAACCGTGATGTGGCAGATGCCTACTGGAACGGAGAACCTTGCAAGAAAGCATCGGGCAAGACATCACAAGAAGCACTTTCAAATTACAAGAATGGAGTTTATAGCAATAAGTAAAGTAATACCGAACTCGGATAATCCGAGATACATTAAGGAGGACAAGTTCAAGAAGCTGGTTCAAAGCCTAAAGGACTTCCCGGAGATGGCTAACGCTCGACCGATTGTGGTCAACAAAGATATGGTTGCGCTCGGTGGCAATATGCGGCTCAAGGCAATGCAAGAAGCTGGCTGGTCAGAGGTACCCGTTAAGGTTGTAGACTGGACAGAAGAGAAGCAACGGGAGTTTATCATTAAAGACAACGTAGGCTTCGGAGATTGGGATTGGGACGAACTAGCGAATACTTGGAATAGCGTAGAATTGGAAGAGTGGGGAATGGACTCTTGGCAGAATATGGACGACATCGACACAACCGATGAGTTCACGCTTCCGTCAGGAGATAAAGAACCGTTTCAGCAAATAACCTTTACACTTGCAGACGAACAAGCGGAGCAGATAAAGAACGCAATAGCTGACATTAAGCAAACGGAAGAATACAAGTACGTTGAAACGATGGGCAACGAGAACTCAAACGGAAACGCTCTATATCTAATAGTTATGCAATGGGCAGAGCAAAGGAAATAGTCGTTAAGGTAATACCGTCAAAGGTTGCAATACCGTTTGTAAAGACGCATCATTATTCGGGGCGCGTAGTAAATACGAGTAAACTTCATTTTGGGTGTTTCTTAGACGGGAAGCTACACGGTGTGATGAGTTACGGTTCGCCAATGATAAAAAAGAATATGGTTGGAATGGTTGAGGGTACGGGGTGGAATGAGATGCTTGAATTGAATCGTATGGCTTTTGATGATTATTTACCTAAGAACTCAGAAAGCAGATGTATTTCAATTAGCATTAAATTGATAAAAAAGAACGCTCCACAAATCAAGTGGATTGTATCTTTTAGCGATAGTACTCAATGCGGAGACGGAACTATTTACAGAGCAAGTGGTTTTGTTTTGACATCAATAAAACGAAACAATAGTCTTTACAGATTACCCGATGGCAGAGTAGTGAATAATTTAAATATGACTGGTAAATATATGCTTTCAGATTTAGCCGCAAGGTCAGACATATCTTCGGCTTGGAGTTACAACAAAAACGCAAAAATAATAGGGGCTAAACCAGTAGAAGGGTTTCAACTTCGCTACATTTACCTAATTGACAAAACTTGCAAAATAACAGTTCCAGTTCTTCCGTTCTCAAAAATAGATGAGTTAGGGGCTGGAATGTATAAAGGAGAAAAGGTATCTTTACAAGATAGACAAGCGCGGAAAGTGTAATGGTTGCACATTCTACATCCAGTAGAAAGGAGGGGTTCGATTCCACCTCCGCGCTCACTAAACACCGAACTTACACCGATGGCAAAAGAAGATAACTTACTTCCAGCTTGGAAGAAAGGCGAAAGCGGCAACCCTAACGGCAGACCGAAGAAGATTGAGACGGTACTAAGGGAACACTTTCTTGAGGAGCACAACCTTAAACTATCCAAGTCGCAAACTCAGGACATCATAAAGAACATCTTAGGAAAGACCCGAAGCGAATTGGTCGAACTGGCAAAGAATGACGAGTTACCGTTTTGGATTGCTCTAATTGCGAACAAGGCACAACGAGACTTCAAGAAGGGTTCTATTCATATCCTCGATGTACTCTTTGACCGGGTTTATGGTAAGCCTAAAGAGGAGGTGGAGCAGACGGTTAACGGTGGAAAGCCTGAGAAGATTGAAGTGATAATCCGTAGACCGAATGAAGATTGAGGGAACTGGAGTTTTTGACGACTTGTGGAAAGCCATTAATGATAAATCCGTTCGGGGAATTGTGTTGGAGGGTGGCTCACGTAGTTCCAAAACGTGGTCAATCTGTCAAGCGTTGCTCTTACTTGGCACGCAAGAACCGAAGAGATTCGCTATTGCAAGGTGGCGCAGAACGTGGATTAAGCCGACAGTACTCGACACGTTTAAGAAGGTCTTTGCAAGTGTTGAAAGCTGGAACGAGGAAGCGTTTAACAAGAGCGAATTAACCTATCAGCACTTCGGTTCTTCCTTTGAGTTCTACGGCTTAGATTCACCGCAGAAGCTACACGGTATCGAGACGGACTTCTTTTGGCTTAACGAGGCAATTGAGACAAGTAAGGACGACTTCGACCAATTGGAGCAGAGATGCAAAGGCAAGTGGATTCTAGACTACAATCCAAGCACCGACGAGCATTGGATTTACGACAACGTTCTGAAGCGTGACGATGTGGTGTTGATTCACTCCACGATGCTCGACAATACCTTCTTAGACCAACACATACGCGACAAGATTAATAGCTACAAGCCAACGCCTGAGAACAAGGCAAGAGGCACGGCAGACGAATACAAATGGAAGGTCTACGGACTCGGAGAACGCTCAAGAAGAGAAGGGGCTATTTATGAGAACTGGACAGAAACGAAAGACTTCCCAACGGGCTACAAGTGGAAGGCCTATGGACTCGATTTTGGGTTCACGAATGACCCGACTTGCTTATTGGAGGTGCTATTTCAAGAGGGCAAACTATGGGTTCGGGAGTTGCTTTACGAAACGGGGCTAACGAATGCAGACATTGCGAGAAGGTGCGGACTTCAGCGAAGCGATGAGATTATAGCGGACTCAGCAGAGCCAAAGAGCATCGAAGAAATAAGACGAAGCGGTTTCAGAATTAGACCAGTAACCAAAGGAGCGGATTCTATTCGGTCAGGCATTGACAAGCTGAAATCTGTGCAGATAATGGTACACCAAGACAGCGTTAACATCATTCGAGAGTTGAGAAACTACGCTTGGAAGAGGGACTACAAAACTAACCAAGTAACCAACCAAGCAGAGGACGATAACAACCACGCTTTGGATGCCTTGCGCTACGTGGCTATGGAGAAGCTGAAGGTTAACTCAGGGAAATATACCCTTCGATAAAAAAAACTTTCTTAAAATGTTGTGAGTATTCAAAAGAGTTGTATATTTGACGTATCAATTAAAAGGAGAAACACTTAAATTTTTCAGATATGAGTAACTTGCATACATTTACAACAGAGACAGAAGTAGGAAACCTTGAGTTTAAAGGTACTCCAGTTTCAAATGATTTTGATTACAGAGCATTTGCTATAAATAATGGCTTTCATAATGTTACAGTAGACAGTACGGATAATACCGATAAGTATGGCGGTGTAGGTTTCTTTGTAGCTAAGAATTTTTCTAATGATTCTGATGATTCTTGGTATTTGAAGAAAACCTTAGAAGTTCTATTTATAAATGGACTTCCAGTAATGTATAAATTTTGTTAATCTTTCAACGGTTAACTAAGGAGCCTCCAATTAGGGGGCTTTTTTTTTACCTTAGACACAAAATAATCAATTCGCTATTTATAAGAAGATGAAGATTGAATTACCAAACAGTTGGGAAGGCGTAACGATTGAGCAGTTCCAAGCATTGCAGAAGATACTCGCGGAAAAAGGGGACGAGTACGCAACGAACGTAGCTATCATTTCTATAATGTCAGGCGTTCCAGTTGATGAGATTGAAACATACTCTCTAAAGACTTACGCTAAGTGTATGCGAACGCTATCCTTTCTATCCGAGCAACTGCTAGGACAAGTACAGAAGGTTGTGGAATTTGGAGGGCTTAGATACGATGTTATCACAGACGTTTATAAGTTGAATGGAGGGCAGTACATTACGCTTATGCACTTGATGAAAGACCCGGACAAGGTTATCGACCAGCTTAACGAAATTATGGCGGTGTTCTTAGTGCCTAAAAAGAAGACTTGGTACGGTTGGAAGAAACAACCTTACGACTCGGAGAAGCACAAGGAGATTGCAGAGGCAATGCTTCAAGCACCGATGACAATTGTACAACCTTTGTCGGCTTTTTTTTTGAGCAGTTATCTCAAGTCCGCAAAACATATACTGGAATCTTCGGTGCGGAAAGCGGAGAAGGTCAAGAGACAAGCGGAGCGAAAGTTGAGACGTTTGAAACAAAATACGGATGGTTGAACGTGGTTAACAACCTATCAAATAACGATGCAACAAAGTGGGGTTATTTCTTTGCGCTTCCGCTTCGGGAGTTCTTGAACCTTATTAGTTTCCAAAAGGCGAAACAATCTCACGAATACCACCAACAAAAACAGAATGGCATTCGATAAGTTAATAGATGCGCTAAACGGATTCCGAGCAGAATACGCAAAAGAATTAAACCTTTCACTAGCTGGAGGCTCAAGTGCTGGAAGTGAAGGACAAGGTCAAGGACATACGGCTTCAGGTAAACTTGGCGAGTCTTTAAGGTTGGCAAAGCAACCAAAAGTTAAGCTATTCGGTAAGATATATCGGATGCAAATAACGATGTTGGCTTATGGCGACAACTTAGACAAAGGAAGAAAACCGGGTAAGGGATTACCTCCGGGAGTTCTTGAGGAGTGGTTGCGGCTTCCAAATGTACTGGCAAGGGTAACGGGTCAAGACAAAAGGCTTGAAGATTATCAAGTTAAGTCTTTGGCGTTTGTTATGAACCGAAGCATAAAGAAGAAAGGAATTAAACCAAAGAACTGGATTCAACCAGCTTTTGACAAGGTAACGCCTAAGATTGCTGGAATAGTCGAGGCGGCAATTGCTGAGGACATTGAAATAACATTTGAAGAAATCAAGAAACTAATCGAAACGTAATGGCTATTTTTTTAACACAAAACGGAGAGCCGAGCGAGTTCGGACTTGCTTATAATGACAATGCTTACGTTATCAAGACAACCAACTACACGCCAACGGTACGGTTCAAAATTTCAATGCTTCCTGAGACTTACCCGGCAGAACCAGCAATAGGAACGGTAAGGGTTTACCCAACAAGAGCAGATGACGGTGGAACGGTTTACCTTGATAGGGGCTTCTTCGACCCGTCTCGCTTTCTTCAGTCTTACGTTGAGGGCAATGCACGTATTGAAGGCGCAAGCCATAACGGTTTCTACACCAATAACAAAACGCATAAGGAGTATTTCTTGTTTATCCAAGAGGAGGACAAGAACTCGCAAGGCGTTTACGTTGGGGGCGACTCAATCTTCACTAAACTAAAGAGCGTTTGGAATGGAGTAAGAAACGAAATAGAATGGCTGGACTTTGACTATACAGACTACACCATCAACACGACCTCCACGACTAAGAAGTTTCTAACCGACTCGCCAAGAACGATTAGAATAGACTCAGGACAAAGCCATCAGCTTTCGTTTATAGTTAACGAGAAGTACGGGGCGAATCAATACGTTGTCAAAGCGTATTCAGGTTATAATGCAACGGGGTCACTTCTTGCCAACGGAGTGGTTGCGAATACTACTCCAAGTACAGACTGGTCGAGTAGGTACT